ATGAACTTATCAGTGATGGCTACTGAAATATTGAAGTTAGTAAGCTGTGAGAGATCCAACTTAACATGCAAAAACTCAAGAAGGTCTGGGTGATCAACATTAAGTTCCGCCATGAGAGCAGTCCTACGATTCTTACCAGCTTTGACATGGTTTCCAACCTCATTAATCATCTGCATTACGGAAACAGATCCGGGTGCCGAGTTCTTTACATTGCCAATGTCATCACCCTTTGGACGGATCTTAGAAAAGTTAAAACCAATACCTCCTCCACCACAGGAGATACGATACATGTCTTGAATAGTCTTACCGATAGATTCTACTGAATCTTCCGGTTCAATAGCATAACAATTAAGTAGGTTCTGGTGCTTTCGGCCAGAACCGTAAATGATACGGCCGCCAGGAACTAGATCACCTGTACTAAGAGATTCATAGAACCTCTTTTCAAACTTCTCAATATCTTCTTCCTTCTCAGCAGAGGCAACATGTTTAGCCATTGCCTTGCATCGCTCTGAATACTTTGTCTCACCAGGGTATGCATACCGCTGCATGAAGATTTCTTGACCTAGTCCATCTAGTTGCTTAATTGCCATAGTTACTTTCTTTTCTTCTGTATAGTTGATTCACCTCGGGACTTAATGATAGTAATATCCTGCCCTGAATCCAGCCTCTTTTTTAAATAATCATTATGAGTTATTAAGAATAAGGTAGCGTTCTCTTCCTTTACCCTACTCAATAATGTATGTATGCTGTAAGCGCCTTCTTCGTCTATATTTTCGGTGATTTCGTCGAAAAAAATTAAATTGCTCTTTACTTTAGAGATTTGCCTGAGAACATTTTGTAATGCAAGCATTACTGCAAGATTAATTTTTCTCTTCTCACCACCTGATAAAGAGATAAACTTAATTTCTCTACCGTTATTTGTTATTGTTTCATTTAACTGATCATCAAATTGTAGTATAAATTGATTATTAGTTAAAATAGAAATATATTCATTAGTCTTACTGTTGAGAACATGTAGAATGTTTTTAACAAAGTATTTAATAAGACCTTGCTCGGATAAACCCCTTTCCCAAAATCTTAATACTTCGTAGTTTATACTAGCTTCAGCTTTCTCTTTTTCTTTTAGTCTAATAGACTTTATTACACTTGCCAACTCATCTCTAATAATCTTTTGATTATTTTGTAGATTTTCTTTTTCTTTTAAAATAATAAATTCTTTTAGTGTAATTTTCTTATTAAGATCTTCTAACTCGTCGAGCCTCTTATTTAATCCTTTTTCCAATAATAAAAGCTCAGACTTAATATTTTTATACTCAACACCGTATTCCTGAATATCATTGTAGGTTACAGCCTTATGAGTTAGTGATCCGCACTCACCACACTTTATTATATCCTGATGAGCACCTTTCTCAAGAATCTTATCTAGTTGTGCTATCTTATTTGTAGCTAAACCTATATCCTTTTTATACTGGGATAATTCAGATGTCAATATCCTTTTCCTGCTTTCACGATCAGATACATCATCTAAGGTCTCGGTTAAAACTACTTTTTCAAAGGACTCTAATCTTTTTAATTCTAGGGCTTTTCTTCTATCTGAATATTCTTTTAATAGAGTATCGCAAACTTTAATTTTATTACTCTCTAAAGATTTTAAGGATCTAATATTATCTCTTAAACCAAAAATATCTTCAAGATTAAGAAAACTTCTAACTATACCCCTCTTCTCATCAGGGGTTGCCGACAGAAAGTCCAGCGGAACATGCTGACCAAATACAAAAGCAGCAATATATGTTTTATAGTCTATCCCTAGAACAGACTCAATGCGCTCCTGAGTCTTAGCCATATTCTCTTGAGTCTGGGAGACGCCGTTTATTGTAAACTCAATGGAGGACGGCTTTTTTGTTCTTATAATTTTAATATCGCCATATCCAGGCTTGTATATATCTACTTCAGTCTGAAGTTTACTTTTCTCCTCACAGTTTACTAGAGCTTCCTCAGTGGACTTTCTTATAGTCTTGCCAAAGATAGAAAAAATAACAGCTTCAAAAATACTACTTTTACCTGACCCATTACTCCCACCCGCGTCCTTGTTCTTCCCTTTGATTTGAACAATACCGCTGTAGTTATCAAAGTCTATAACCTCGTTCTTAAAACTATAAAAGTTAGCTATCTTTAGTTTCTTTATAAGCATTTTTTAACTTTCTAAATCCATCTAATAACAAATCTTTTGGAAGAGATGAATTATTTTCTTCACAGTATCTCTCTATAAGATCATCGTTGAGTTCAAATGATACATCTCCAATAACTAGATTACTTTGTTTATCTTCATAAGAAGATAGTGGGACATATTTTATATCTACATATTTTACGTTGTATTCTTCTAAAATTTTATCCCTTAAATCCACAGAATCCTTATCTAGTAATTGGTTTACATATATCTTTAAAAGGGTATGATAATTTGGATCATTTATAAAGTCTTTATTAGACTTTAATGAATCGTAAGGAACAACTAAATGTCTAATGCCCTTATTGATATCTTTAAAATAAGATTCTTCTCCATCAATAATTCCATATCTATGTGGATTATCAGATTCTGAGAATGACGTTGAGTATGGAGTACCTACTACGGATACTAATCCCTCATCTACAGGCTTATGAATATGACCCAAGAAGGTCCTATATTTAAAGTCCGATAATCTTAGGAACCCATCCTGGTCTCCGGCAGTATTTATGCCTCCAAGAAATCCAAAATGGCCAAACACATAAGTGTTATCTCCAGATGTAATTCCATCCAAGGACTTTTTAATTAGTTCTTCATTTTCATAATGAGGAATAAAAGCAAAGTTATAACCATGATAATTTAAATAGTTAGTATTTACAATAACTTTAACTTTGCCAAATCCTTTTGAGTCATATAGGCTTAGTACAGTTTTAATGTTTTCATCACTCTTAGAAGCGGTATCATGATTCCCTCTAAGAACAAAAATATCACACAATCCTGGAATTGTTGATAGGTGATCAAAAAACTTTTTAACTCTAATTAAAGTAAACGGATCTGGTCTTCTCTCATTAAAGATATCACCTAAAAATATTACTGCCTTTGGATGTTCACTTTCGATTATATCAATAATCGTTTGCATCTGAACTTCAATATAATCAGACTTAGAAAAGTGGGTGTCCCCAATAACCAAACACTTTCTATTTTCCATTATATATTTTCTTTGTCTATGCCAAGATCCGATAAGGTTGGCTCTAGAATATTATAGATACCCTCAGCTAACATTCTAATTTCATATTGTGAATCTGGCTTTAACCTTTGGTGAAGAAACCAGATAACAGATTGTAATGACACCGTCCAGTAAGCCTCAGAATACATGCTCTGGGGCAAAACCATCCTTGCTATCTCCTTGGCCACCCCATTTTTAATTAGCCTCTTATAATTGAATACAGCGGCTTCTGCGGAGGAGAGCATCAGTTCCTTAAGCTCTTCATTAGACCTCCAGAGGGGATCACTTGGATCCAGTGGATTCTCGTACTTCCCACTGGATTGTTTATTTCCATGTCCGGGATTAGACCTTAATTCCAGTGGAATATAAAACTGATCTGATGTGCTTGTATATCTTCCAGAGATTTCATTCCATGAGCAACCTTTATCTATGTCATAGATGTGATCAAAAACTTCTAATGATACCTCTTCTCCATCTACCTCATAAGTTCTAAATCCAGACCCTACTTGATATTTCATCAATTGTCTAAATACAAATAATGGAGCCTTAATATGAAAAGTGAAGTAAGAGTGTCTGAACGGGCTGGTATGTTCATGTTTCCATAGAAATTTAGTCAACTTCTTATCGGAATCATCGGTTTCAGTTTTCTTCTTATTATAAGAAATCCTTGCGGAATTAACAACCTTTAATGAGGGATCAGTATTCATATGATCCACTAATCCAACATAACTTATATTATCTTTAAGGTAATCCATTATCTAATAACCTCTTCTCCTGCTCCAAAGGATTCTCCAACTAGAACTTCAATTTCTAATGGCACGATAAACTCAAGTCCAAACATCTTTCTAACATATGGATAGTTTACCATCTCATCAAATAATAGATCTAGTGTATCATCAACATGATCTTCTTTTGCTACTAATTCGATAGAATCGTGAACAGTGGCTACAATCTTAGCATCTAAACCGGATTCCTTCAACCTTTTATCTAGTCCAATAATACATGATACAATTGTATCTGATGCAGCAGACTGAACAGTAAAGTTCAAACCTTGCCTTAAGGAACCTTCCATAATCCATCTTTGTGGGGCACGGATATTTGGTAGATTCCTTCTACGTCCAAAGATAGTATAGGCGTAACCATTTTCATAGATGAAACTGTGAACCTTTTGAATATAGTTAGCAACTCCTGGGAATCCATCCATCCAGGAGTTAATAATCCTTTCGGCTTTCTTAAGTGGAATTCCTCGCCTCTTAGAGAGGGTTGCTGCTGTTCCCCCATAGATTGTGAGGAATGAAACTTCCTTAGCAATCTGTCTTTCTTCTGCTGTCACTTTTTCTGGTGGCTTACCAAAGGTAAGCGATCCTGAAAACCTGTGCAAGTCCACCTTATCATTAAAAGCATTCACCATGTTAGTGTCTTTAGATAGGTGAGCCATAATTCTTAGCTCCATGGACTTAACGTCAGCGGTGATAAACTTATACCCCTTAGGTGCTACAACGTAATTTCTGATGTTGTACTTAGCTTCTCTTGGTAGAGTATGGAAGCTAATGCCCATCTTCTTTCCATTATCCCCTGTATAACTAGAGTTAGAAAGTCTACCTGTGGTGGTACCATCTAAGTTATATTGAACATAAATCTTCCCGTCCCCGTTATACTCAAGTGCGTTACTTACACCATTAATATAAGTTGTATAAAGCTTTTTGTAACCTCTATACTCCATAAACTTCTTTAGAAAGTCTCTAGATTCTAGAAGCTTTTTGTCGTCGAGGGATTCGATTACTGATTGAGCAATCCTTTTTTCGTGGGCTTCTTGCGCTCTACTAGGCATTGATGCCTCTCCTATTTATTTCTTGTTCAAGCATATCCAGTAGCGTATCTAAACTTTCCACATCAGTAGATGGCTTATTAGTCTTATCAGACCTTTTTACAGGATAAAGACCTAGACCTGTATTCAAAAGATTATTCTTTGAATCGCATGAGTAAATAATCTTAGTGAGATCAGCCGTGGAGTCAATATTATAGTTTTTATCAACGCTCTCAAAGTTGAAAATCTCTTCCTCGGTAGTAACGATGTCCATGTATATCTTTGATCTTAGATCATTAAGGATCTCGTTAGAAATAATTAGACCCTCTAACTCAATATCCCTAAAGATATTTGTAGCCGGGCTCAGGATTGCTTCGTATGTCTTTTCCATCTGAAGTTTTTCAACCTTTGACCAGAGAAGATCAAAACACTTCATTGTAAAGTATGCGTCAAGAGCGTTCCCCCTAGCCATCCTTGGCAGGGGCATGTTATTCCAATCTACCTTCTTTCCATCAGTCCCCAGCATCAATTAGCTCCTGCTCATGAGGGAAATAATAATTTACCAAGTCCTTTAGACTTTTTGGAAGATTCTCATCTATCAGATGGTGAATCAGCTTTGTATCATAGACATTGACAATATCAGGGAATCCAGACTTTTTAAGAAACTTCATATCGAACTTAGCATTATGAAATACCTTTTTAGTTTTTTCATTCAGAAATATTTTCTCTGAATATTTAACAAGTTCTAACTTGAACTCCTTGTCATTAAAGTCTTTGTGATCAAATGGAAAAACGAAAGTTTTATATCCACTATCCGTTGAAAAGGACATAGCAATCGTTTGAATCTTACCCTTAATAAAATCAAAGCCAGTGGTTTCAATATCAATAGCAACGTCATAATTCAAGTAAGGATCTAACTTTTTTAAAGACCCAACGTTGTCAATCATCTCCCAGTCAAGAGAGTTATCCTTTTTAGAGTTAACAATAAACGCTTCGATAGCATTCTGAATATCCAACTCAAATAAATATTTGAACTTAGGTTCAATAATAACTTGAGTAGGGTGATAAATTGGGACAACTGGGATCTTTGTTCCGTCCACTAACTCATAGTCGAATACATTACCCCTCTTGTTTGTAATCCCACTCTTCTTCAACACCATAATCATCGCTAAATTTCCACAAAGGAAAATTAGCTTTGGCCTTATAATTTCTATAGACTTTTGAATGTGGCTACGACAGATGTTTCTATCTGAGGCTGAAATGTCCCTCTCCTTTACGGCGGGACACTTAACAGCAGGAGTGTAGGCCACCTTGTCTAGCTGATTATATCCAGTAGATAGCAAAGTATCAAAGATTAGGTTCTCTTCTTGGTCATTGAAAGCGCATACCTGCCCCATATCATCCTGTTTAAAACTATCAGAAACAAATAGTATATCAGGATTTAATACAACATCTTCACGATCATGATCCATGACCGAGTGATAATCTTTGTATTTTGATAAAATAGAGCACCCAAAACAGGAGTCATTTTGGGAGTTAAATAATTCTGGGTAAAATTTCATCTATAATTAGATTAGTGGCAAAGTATATTGATAATAAAAAATTTGAATCATTAATTACAGAGTTCTGTTCCGGCCAGCACCATAATAGCGAAGAACTAATGGAACTTTTCGACAAATTGATAACAAATATTATCAATAGCTTTAACTTTAAAGTTGAAATGGATGACGCCAAGCAGGAATGTTATCTTTTAATCTTAAAGATTCTTAAGAACTTCGATTCATCCCAAGGCTCGGCGTTTAATTATTTTACTACGATTATATTAAATAATCTTAAGCTTATATCAACTAAAAATAGAAAATACAGGGATCGTATAAACTCTTACATAGAGCACAAATTCGGACATCAGGCTCCGAGTTCCCTGTAAACGTCGTAGGTGTAATCGTGTAGTGTCACCTTACAGGCCCCATCCTTTCTAACAATCTTTATCAGGGACGGAGTCGTAACGACATTAATATTTGTATTGAAGTAGTTGTTCACTAATGAAGCAATATCCGGTGTATAGAAAGTATCTACTATAACCAAATTGTTTCTAGCTTTTCTCTTCCTAGCAAACTTAACTGAATTATTATCATCCCAAAGTGATGTTACAAAAATAAAAGTAGTATCATCATCCTTATTACTAACATCACTTGTGGATCTTAGGAATCGGTGAATTTCGGGATTACCTCTAAGCCTGAAAGTGTCAGTCATTTTCTTCAGTGTTTTGTTGCGTAGATGCTTGCTGTAGGTTGATTTCCATCTTATCAACGTCAATACCAGACGCTGCTAGCTGTTTCTTTAACTCCTCATCATGCATGAGACGGTGTGCAGCGTCTTGCAACTTCTGGTTTAGGTATTCAATACCATTAAAAAAGATTTGCTTGAAGAAATCATCTTCAGATAGTTCAGTTGGCTTAACTGCATTAGTCCAATTTTTGAAACCTTCGGCTTCAACCTTATTTAGTTTAATTGAGATTTTCATTCTACCTTTACTTCTTTCCTTGGAAGTTACCTTCCATTGTTCTGGGTGTAAGTTAATTCTTTCTACCATCGTGTCTATTATAGTGTATGCCGAAGAAAAATCAAGAAATTCAAGATGATTTTGATCTTTCCAACTTTACGACTAACCAAAAAAGAAAAAAAGTTAACTCTAGAGCGAAAGGAAATCGCTTTGAAAATAAAGTTGCAAAACTATTTAATCAAAAGTTTAATACTAAAGAATTTAGTAGAACACCAGGATCTGGGGCTTTTGCTACTACACATAAGTTACCTTCTTATATGAAAATATATGGTGACTTAATAACCCCAGAAAAATTTAGATTTATTATAGAGTGTAAGAAAGGATATAATGGAGAAACAATATGTGATTTATTTAATAATAAATCTGATGTTTCAGACATGATAGTCAAAGCCGAGAGAGACAGCCAGAATTCTTCAAAACCTTTTCTACTAATAATTGGACAAGATAGGAAGGATCCGGTTGTAATTACAAATGACGTAATTAGATACGACGATAACTCACAAACTCTAGAAGGAACTATAAAAAATATTGGGATTAAAATGTTTAAGCTTAAAGATCTTTTATCTAGGGACTCCAGTTATTTTTTTGACGAGTGAAGAAAACATTTTAATCTGTTCAATTAGTAGATGGTTGATACTATCATTATCATAAGACTCACCAATTTGAGTCTTTTGAGCACAGCTTTCCATTCTTTTTTCACCTAAAGAAGTTTTAGTTTTTCCTTTTGAGCTAGTTTCATACTTAATATTTCCTCTATTTGAATCAGTGATATTGATGGTTCTACCGGAAAAAGATACTTTAGCACTTCCATTAACTAAGTCATTTATCACGCCATAGATACAATCATTATGGCTACCAACATATTTCTTACCATCCTTTGGCGACACAGCTTCATAAATATCATCTTTTGATGAGGCTCCTGCTGTTGCTATTTGAAATGCTAAGTAGTGTCTATATTTTTTAGCATCCTTACCATTTAATTCTTTATGTAGAATGCAATTTTTTATAGCTTTTGCTATCTCATCACGAGATTCTTCATCTCCACCAGAGTTCTCTTCAGCAGCCCTAAGAGCATCTCTTAGCTCACTTAGTGGGGGGTTAGAAAGTTCTTCTTGGGTAAACTTAGTCCCAAGATGATCCTCCATAAGTTTTATGGAATCGTTGTATTGATCTTTTATTATTCTCTTACCATTTGCGTCTTCTGTCCAAGACTTTCTCATTTTTGATACAGCACCATCAATCCTGGAGAACTCTTTATCGACCTCTCCAACACTTTCTGACAACTCACGACGGGTTATTCCCAAGTTTTTAGAAATAGATCCTACAAACCTGCCATCCTCGCTTCTTATGTCACCGGACAACAATGCATTTTTTAATTCTTCTGCTCTATTTTTCGTTAGTTCACCTAGTGTAACGAAACTTACTCCATTATAATAATGTTTGTAACCTACACCAACAATATTTATTTCACTGTTCTCATCAAGGCCATGATTCTTTAAATAGGATTCAAAAATTTTCTTAACTCCAGGATCCAAATAATCTAACATTTCACCTGCCTTAACGGTGTGGACTAGTCCTTCAGCCTTCTTTGGGTCTATGCCAGAGTCTATTAATCCTTTTACTGCTCGGTCCCTATCACGGTGAACTTCAAGATTATCTGCCTTTTTCCCGCTTCCGGTCCTCCCGCCTACTGGTAGCGCCAGTTCGAAACCTCTTGTCCTTTTTGAATCAATATGAAATTTTCTTACCCTCGCATATGCATCACCAAAGTTTCCGGACTTAAAAATATCTTGGATTGCCTTAGCATAAGCCGCTGTTTCCTCATCTAAAGCGGGGTCTTCATTTAGTTCTTGTAAAGCTGACTGTAGCTTATCTCTTTTTTCAAAGAAAGACTTTTCAATGTATTTTTTTATATCAGAACATAAGTTATCTTCTTTGCCTCTACAGTTCTCTGCATAAAGTTCCAATAAAGTAGCATGCTCATGGAACATAGACCTTATAACATGGGACCCAGCTTCTGCCGTTGCCAATTTAAAATCTGGTCTATTTAAAGGACTTTCAGACTCATGTTTATTTAAAATTTCTTTCTCATAGGAACTAATAGATTCACATAAAACTTTTGCAGCTTCCCCTGTTATTACTAAACCTTTTGATGAGCCACTTGGGTTAGACCTTGGTTTATTTGCTATAAGAACTCTACTACAATCATCCCCAAGGATTGCAACTCTATTTTTTAGTTTTCTATAGTTGTCCAGGTTTATTGCGCCTTTTTCATGGTAACTACCAAGTATATCAACAACTTCAGAATAAGTTTTAGTTACTTCTTCTTTTGTTTTATCGTCAATAGGCTCTTCATTCCAAGTTCCATTAGTAGGGTCATATCTAAATCCTAACGCAATTGATAACGACTTAGCTACAGTACCGTTACCACTAGATAATCCTAAAAGGAATTTTGTCCAAGCCTGTCTTTTTTGTCTTTTATTAGGGTCTCTAGGATAAAATTTTGTAACTGATTTTTGCCACGTAGCTTTAAGTTTTGATATAATACTATCAATTGGAGATAGTTCTTGTTGGACAACTTCTTGATCTAAACCTTGGCTTTGATCTCCACTTTTTCCTAAAATAGAATTTATAACTGATTTAAAATTAGCTCTATTTCTATCAGAATCTTTTCCATGTAATGACAAAGTTCCATTACTCAACATTACATATATTGACCTATTTCCTATATCTACAACCAATCTACAACCATTTCCAGTAGACATTGTTTGCAGAAGTTTTGCATTGCCTATTGGTATTGGCTGATTTACTTTAGGACAAGAGGAGTTCTGGGCTGATTCTTCCTCATTAATCGAATCACCTGGGGATTCTGTAGAAGTCGTAGAGTCACCTTGAGACCTAAATAAGTAATTTTTTCTAGGATCGTTATCAACAGGACTTATATTAAATTTTTCTATTGTTTCCTGATCTGATTGTTGATTAGCTTGTTGATTAGGTTGTTGATTAGGTTGTTGATTAGGTTGTTGGTTGGCCTGCTGAGAAACATTCTTTAATGCAGCAACTACAATTTGTGAAGCCTTTTGGATATCAGCCTGAAACCCTGCATCATTCTGAGTTTCAGGCTGCTCAGTAAGGATTACCAGCCTCCGCTTCTTTAGGTTACTGTAACTCTCAAGAAGCTCTTTAAAATAACTCATATTCTATTATAGAGTTTTTTAGTACTTGTAATAATCCATAAAATCGTATTTGAAGGTAACTTCTAAAGTATGGAAGTCATTTGTTGAATAGTTGTGTTCAGCAAATCTAACCATACTTGGATAAACTCCATAAAGCTCAATTGCAGCGTGGGGAGTTCTAGTGTTATCTAATTGAACGATTCTGAGTTTGTTTGCTTTGAATGTATTGTTGCCTGGACCACCAGGGGCTGCAACAGCAGTTTGAGCACCAGTAATTGGATCATAAATTGATTTAAACCAAGACCATAAAGCTTCTGATGTTCTTCTTAAGTAGAGGTTATCAAAGGTAACTGTAAGGTCTTCCTGGTTGGCATAGCCAGGGTAAAACATTTGATCGTTAACTCTTCTAACAGCAATGTTTTCTACGCTCATGCCTACAGGACCAACTACTTTTGCTGCTAAAGTTAGATCAGTTTGTTGTGTTGAAACCGCAGGTGGTAAACCAAAGAATTGAACTTCAAATTGGTATGCTCTTACTGAATCTAAAGAGGTAGAAACTTTTGGAAGATCACTACCTGCCTCGAATGGTCTATATTCTGTGTTATATCTACTAGTTGCCATAATATTTATTATCCACTAAACTTAGCTGACTGATTGGTCAAGTTGACCTCAAAAACAATCCATTCCGCAGTCTTAGTTGGCTTGAGAAGGATCTTGCACCATAGTTCGTTTCTGTCGACACGAATTGGAGTATTGGTAGTCTCGTCACATATAACCCTGTAGTCTGTTATACCACGACGTGATTTAATGTCCTGAAGAACACTTTCTGCCTTGTCGGTTATAATCTCCCAAGTGAACTCATCATTTGGCTCAAACAGGTCTTGTCTGCCAACAACAAGCAGAAGTTTTCTTATGTAGATCATCATTCTACGGACATTGATTCTATCCAATGCTGATGCCAGTCTTTGAGTAGTCTTTTGTCCAAAAATGGTGATACCATCAGGGACAAAGTTAACTATTGGGTTTATTGCGTTGCTATAAAGAGCATCACGATCACCCTGGCTCATTGGGACCTCTGTTGCTATTGGCTTAGTTAATCTACCTCTTCTGAATCCAGCAGGAGCAAACCAAGGATCAGCAACTGCATCAGTAAACACCATTTGTCTTACCAAGAAGATTGCTGGGTCGTACCAACGATCCTTACTGTCAAAGACACTGAATACTTGAACCCATGGCCACGCCACAGTAGCCCAGGAACTATTGATAGCGGCAGTTCTTGTGCTTGACCTACCATTAATCCAATCAATGGTATCTTGCGCACTATCTAACCCTACTGGTGGAGAAAGAACTGCTAGGAAGTTTTGAGTGCTTTCTGCTAGAGTAATAAGAGTATTCTGGACAGACTGATCACTAATGCCTGGGACAGAAGCTATTGAGATGTTAAAAGCATCATCATCAATAGCATATATACCTGTCTTATTAGCAGAGTTTCCTATAAGAGCAGTCTTACCGTCATCTCCAGTCATTGTACCATTTGACCCATTCTCAAGCTTCCTAGAAGCTAGTTCAAGAGGCTTAACGAACCTTGGGTTTACTTGGTTGCCTTCTGAATCAAATGCGCTTAATCCACCAGTAATAACTGTGAACTTGTCACTCCAATCAGTAAGAGCTTCAATGTCTACGGATCCTGTTAGTTCTATATTAGCTTTTATATAATCTGATGTTGGGTTATCCGTTCCAACATTGATTGCTGTTTCAAAGAACTTAAGACCTTTAACTACTCCAACTTCAAATGTCTCTGCCTGGACTCCATCATTATTGACAGTAATTAAAACATTCTGCACTGGTCTGTTGTCAACTTCTATGGTAGCTCCCTTTGGAGTTCCATCATCCTTGGTCACATAGTTATAGCCCTCACCAGGGAATAATGATTCAACCTTATATTGTATTGACTCTCTTGTAAGTTCAAGGCCAGAAACTGGATCCGGCATTTTTGCTGCTGCTGGTCTACTTTCAGGATCTAACAAAGTTTCTCCCCAATCATAGCCAAGAGCATTACCCTGAATAGATGTAGCCATATAGAAATCAAAATAGTTATCTTCTAATGGATAATCAACAGCATTTTCTTGAATATAAATTTTTTGATCTTCGTAAGACGCTGTAACAGCAGGCGTAACAAAAGCACCATTAATAAAGACAGTTAGATCCTCAATTGTTGTAAAGTTTTCACCATATAAAGCAGTAGCGTCATAGATGCTCCCATCTACTCCAGTAACAAAAAACTGAAATTTGGTACCATCACCATGAGCCTTAGAACTTCTATTATTAGGATCTATATCTGATAGTTTAGTATCAGTTCCAGCCGCACCGGTAACTCCAACAAAATACCTATAGTTGCCGTCTGTAGTACCACCTTGTAAACCTAGAATACCTGTAAGTGCCCCTTCATTAAACTGACCGGGAGCGCCAGTAACACCGAATTGTAGTTTTGCATAATCACCTATATCTGCGGACGAAAAGCCAATTGATGTAGTATTTAATAATATTACTTCTACACCAAATGAAGTTAGGTCATAATAAGCAGTAGTCCCAGTGAAGACACCATAAAATTCCTGGTATTCTACACTGCCAATATCACCAAAGTCACTACCTGTAACAAAAAAGGATGTTTCCTTTATTTCTCTTGTGGCTCCAACGGCGGTCAAATAAGTTGCAGAATAAGTAATTGAACTTCCATTAAGATCTGTTAAATCCAGGCTACCAGTAGTAAAAAGTGCTTCAGCCACACTACCTGAATAAAGTAGGTTAGGGATATATACTCTTTTAGGGTCAGCTACCGTGGGAGGAATATTATTTCCTTCTGAGTCAATAACTTCAAAGGCTTT